GTATTACTCATGTCATTATTTATTGTAAAAGTATATTTACCTGTGGCTTCATCTGTTATACTACTATTATTAAATGAATCTCTTGCTTCAGCAGTTCCTACTCCATCTAATGTAATCCACCATTTAGCCAAGCCTTGTACTAAATTTTGTGTAACACTTGTGCCACCATCAGACTCATACACAGATGTATTTTTAATTCTTATGTCTGTTCCTAGTGAGCCACCAGTCTTACGTATTGTATCTACAAATATTTCACTCATATCGTTACGAGCCTTCCACCTGATTCTATTGTCAATGTTACACCACTTGTTATGGTAAGAGGTCCTGTGACGTTTGCATTTTCGGTTGCAAGTATTGTTATGTTTGCACCTAATGACTGTGCATTAGTTCTAAACAATCCACCACCTTTAAAATTACCTTTGTTCTCTGCTGCAGGAGTAATGTTACCACCTGCTAACTCCAAAAAATATACAAAGATATTGTTTGTACCACTGGAAGGAGCTTCACTAAAAGTAAGAGTAGACCCATCAGGAATAGTATAAGCAGCACTATCTTGAACAACACCATCAACTGATACAAGTATGTCTTGGACATTTGAGATTGTTCTACCTAATGCGAATGTAGTATCACTTCCATCACCATTGAATCTAACAACTGCGGGTGAGGCTTGAAAGTTTGCAGGAAGTGGATTACCTACATATCCCATTATGTAATCTCCATGATTGATAATGCTATGTCAGTTGCACCTGATGCAGTTAGTTTTAATACATCAGTTGTCTCCATTACAACTTTATTACCTGCTAGTAGTTCAAGGGATGAACCTGCAGGTATGGGTGCGTTTGTAACTAACTCTACAGTTTGATTTGCTTCGTCATTACCACCTGACCTATTACCTGTGTCTGATTCTATTGTAACTGTTGCAGTAACTTGACTTGTTGTTGTATTACCGAGCATAATTCCTAAAACAACTGTAGTTGTAGAACTTGCTACTGTGTAAATGACATCAGCACTTGTTACACCTGCTTTAGTTACAAGTTTAAATGTATTTGCCATATTTTTCTTTCCTTATAATTATACACTATTTGTGCTTATTTGTCAAGTTATATTTAACCTAACGCAATGGCAAGTGCAGTTGGGT